GTGAGCTACACGGCACAGATCCGCATCAAGCGCGACGGAGTGCAAGTCTACCAAGAGAGCCAGACCTTCGCCCGAAAACAGGCTGCTCAGGCTTGGGCACGCAAACGCGGGTCGGAGCTGGATGAGCCTGGTGCGATCGAGCGCGCAAACCGCAAGGGCGCCACGCTGAAAGATATGACCGATCGCTACCTGGTCGAAGTTGAGAAAGCCAAGCCGCTGGGCAAGACCAAGCGCGCCACACTCAATGCAATTGGCGAAACTTACCTGGGCAAGTTGACCGATACGGATATCAACACCCAGTGCCTGGTCGATTATGCACTTTGGCGAATGAGCGGGGAGGGAGGTGGCGTTCAGCCACAAACCGCTGGCAATGACCTGGCGCACCTGGGCGCAGTGCTGGCAATTGCCAAAGACGCATGGGGCTACCAGGTCGATCCGCTCGCCATGGGCGGTGCACGGCGTGTGTTACGCAAGCTGGGCTACAACTTGAAAAGCCGTGAGCGTGACCGCCGACCGACATTGGATGAGCTGGGACGGGTGCTGACGCACTACCAGGCCATGCAGGTGAGGCGCCCGACGGTCATAAATATGCTGAAGGTCGTGGGCTTCGCCCTGTTCTCCACGCGTCGGCTCGATGAAATAACCCGAATTCGCTGGGCAGATGTAGACGAAGCCGGCCAGCGGGTGCTGGTGCGCGACATGAAAAACCCAGGGCAGAAGATCGGCAACGATGTTTGGTGTTACCTGCCGGACGAGGCGTGGCACATCCTCCAGACGATGCCGAAGGCCGGCGAAGATATCTTCCCCTACAGCCCAGAGTCGATCTCCACGTCCTGGGCGAAAGCCTGCAAGTTTTTGACTATCGCGGATCTGCACTTTCACGACCTCCGGCATGAAGGTGTCAGCCGCCTGTTCGAAATGGACTGGGATATTCCGCGTGTGGCGAGTGTTTCCGGCCACAGGGATTGGAATTCAATGAGGCGTTACACCCACCTTCGCGGTCGGGGCGACCGCTATGTGGGCTGGGAGTGGCACGAAAAGATTCTGAGGGCGCCCGTCCAACTGGGCGCCGCATCGCAGAAGTGGCTCAAACGACGTGTTTTAACCCGTTAATCTGGCTGTGCTCTTTAACTGCTGCTGCGCGTTGCAGGTCCAGGTACGCGGCCAGATCGGTGAGATGGACGCCCCTGGCCGACTTCTGGCTGGGCTCCAGGCGGGTGATGGGCAACTTGATCTGACCACTCATCACCTTGCGCTGGAACATGTCCGGCGTCAGGTGCGTGAAGTAATCCCGGCACACCACCTCCAGAGAGATAATCGCTTGGCCGTCGTACTGAGCCATCAGGATAAATGCTGTGTTCATGACTATCCTCATAGATGCGCGTATCGACACCGTTTTTTCTGCTTGGCTGCTTCACGCTCTGCCATAAATGCGGCCCATTCCGCCGTCTTGCTCTGCTGGCGAATTCGACTACATGCCTCGTGCTTTCCCTTTGAGCGGGCTCTGCCGCAGATATCGCAGCGGCTGGGCAAGTCCAGCCGGTAACCGGCTAACGGCGGGCGGGTGCGAGTGCTTGAACTCATGGCTGGCCCCTCATAAACATTCTTGTGAGTGCATTGGGTTGGCCGTCGGGTGTCAGCTTGTCCAGGGGTTGAGTAACACTCCGGCCGTTGGCAGTGCGTAGTGTGGCGACGTTTTCATAAACTCCTTCAATCACACCTGTACGAGCGCTGAGGCGGTATTCTCGACCACCGCCGCTCATTGCGACGTAGCTGACCGTGTCGCCGACAGCGAGCGGGGTTGTGGTAGCCTCTGCGATGCCGCCTTGGGGTTGATTCACTTGCATGGTGCTTCTCCTTTGGGTGGTCGGTGTCGAGGGGTTGCAGCCCCTCGGCACCACCTTCTTACTGGCTTTCGCCGGTTGTTTTTTGCTTGCGCACCAGGTGCACAAGCACATTTTCAAGTTCGGCAACCTCTTCGCTTTCTGTCTGCCACAGCAGGACGGCCACGATTTGCTCGGGGCTGCACTCCAGCACCAGAATTTCAAAATCGGTTGCCGCGCTAACTTCTAGAATTTTGACCAGGTCGTCAGGCGCATAGGCCTCGGCGTGAATGACTTTTGAGCTTTCCCCAAACCAATCCCTCAGTTCTTCGATATGTCTGTGACGGTTCGTTGCGCCGTTTTGGCCGCCGCTTGCGATGACTTGTACGTGCATGGTGCTTCTCCTTTGGGTGGTGTCAGACGTTGCAGCGCCTGGCGGGTATTGCCGCTGATGAATCAGGCCTGGAAGTGCCAGCACTTCACGATGGGTTGCTTCGTGACGACGGCGTTGGTCTTGCTGGCCTGGTGAGCCCGTACCGCGCTGTCGGTCGCCTTGTTGACGTCGAGCAGCTTCCGCGAGCGGGAGTCTTTCAGGCGTTCGCGCAGCTCGCTGACGTCAGCGATTTTTTGCCGGTTTTCTGCGGCGCATTTCACGAAGTCGTTGAGGTTGATGGCGATGATGTGGTCTTTCTTACTGTGGTTGACCACCGGGCCTTCGGCGTCCAGGCCTTCCAGGTATTCGTAAACCTCCCAGAATTCAGCAACCACCGGATGGTCGGAGCTGATCGAGGCCTGGCGCTCAATTGCCATGCGGATGATCTGCGAGCGGGTATGCTCGACCTGTGCGTCGGTGAGCGGTACCACCATGCACAGGCAGTCCAGCAGGGCGAGCATTTGGGCGTGGTTCTTGTTGATCCGCTCCACGCGGATGTAGCCGCGCAGCTTGTTGCCGCAATGGCTACATTCGCTGTGCTCGTCTTTGAATGGGGTGTCGCAGGCAAAGCAGTGGGAATGCAGGTTGCGCAACTTCGCTTCGTAGCCCGCAACCCGCTGGCCGAACAGCTCCATCACCTCCAACTCTTTGCGCACGGCCTGCAACACAAAGTTGCTGAGTGTCGAACCTTCCAGCGCATTGAGCCGATCTGCCGCCGCACGGCTTTCAGCGGTGACGTTCGGTCGTACAAAGTGCAGTTTGACGATCCGGGTCATGATCGCCTCGGAAGCCACTACGGGTGCGTTCTGGCTGATGGCGATGGTGCCGCGAAATGGTGGTTCGTAGGTTTCGTTACCAGCGGTTTTCACGCCCTTGGTCGCCAAGGTGCCGCCGCCGTAGTAATCCTTCAGTTCGTCCCATTCGAAGGTTTTGGCGTGGGCCTTGTCGTCGCCGCTGCGGTCTGATTCCAGCAACACGATGGGCATGCCGGATACCTGGCCCATCAAGCGGCTGCGGCCGGCCTTGGTGGATTTGGATGGGTCAAACCCTTCGTATCCGTCGCGGCCCGCGAGTTTCCATAGCAGCGTGAGCAACGTGGTCTTGCCGGCGCCGGCCTCGCCAGTGGCCTCAAGGAAGGGAAACGACTGATACCGGCCGCGGATCTGTTCGGCGAACAGCGAGCCAAACCAGAAGGTCAACGCCACGATGCCCTGGGCACCAAAGCACTGCCAAAGAAGCCCTAGCCACTGGTCATCGTATTTTTTGCCATCCTTTTCAAGATCGATCTTCACACCCTTTTGCAGAGTCTTGAGTTTCAACTTGCCCATCTCAAAAAACTCTTCCTCGTTGATGTGGATCACCTGGCCTTCGCGGATGGCGACGTCGTTGAACACGTAGCAGTGGTATTCCTTGCTGTAGCCCACGTAGTCGATGGTCTGAACGGTCTTGATGCCGAAAAGCTGGTCTTTCATGAGTTTGTCCAATTGCTGTCCACTGCCGGTGAACACGGCTCCGGCACCCATGCCGAGAAGTCTTTTCTTGAATTCGCTGGCAGCGGCGACCTGACCACCCGTGAAAGTGTTTTTCACTGAACCGCCGTCGTGCGGGAAGTCGACGCGGAAGAAGTACCAGGACTCGTCGGTAATTTCGTTGCGCTGGAAATAGAGGGCTTTGGGGTAGCAGTTGGCGATCTCGACGACGCAGCCGGCGACGTTCAGTGCCTTCTCCCGAAGTTGCTTTTCATTGAGTGTCTGGGCTTCGTGGCCATCGCCCTTTTCGAGGGCCTGCTTGGCGCTGTTGTATTTCGCCAAGTCCAATTTCCACCAGTACAGGCGGGAGTCGAAACAGAAGTGGAATTCCTCCCGTTCACGCCACTGGTACATGAGCAATGCCTTGTCGCTGGCACTTTCTGCAATCAGCAGGGCGCCCTGGTGGCGCGCTTTTTTCAAGTCCTTTTCGATGCGATCAGCGCGGGCTTTTTCGTCGTCGATAAATGCCCAACGTTGATGCAGATCGTTCCAGTCAACCTTGCGGGCGTCAGGCTGTGACACCTGAGCAGCCTCGCAGGTAAAACCGAGTTCGCGGGCACGGTTGACCCACATACGGGTGTACTTGTGAGCGCCTGGCTCGTTATCCAGAGCCCAAACCAGCTTCGGGGTTTTACCGCCGCGAGCGGTGATCAGGGCCTTGAGTGATTCCTCTGGAAAGGCGTTTGAGGACAGCGCCGCAACCGCAGAGATACCGTTTTGAGCGAGCGCTATGGCGTCAAAGATGCCTTCAACGATCCACAGCTCATTTACTTCCAGCAGATCCACGCACGGCGGGCACCACCAGTGCCCCCTGTAGCTCTTGAGGGGTTGGAAGCGGGCCTTCTTCTTACCGAACCGTGATGGTTGGTCAATCAAGCGCTCCCAGTACCCGCCGTGTTCCAGGGGGAAGCGCACGGTGGCAGAGCCAATATTCAGATCGCGATCAAAGTAGCTTTCCTGGGTGTACCAGCCCTCTATCAGCTCAACGCGGAAACCTCGGGCAAATGTCAGGTAGGCCTTTGCGCTGGCGGCAGGCTCGTCTCGGGTGGCCGGTGCACGCTTGCTCCAATCGTCGAACAGGTCCGGGTAAAGCTCTTTGGTGGGAGCCATGTACCGGCAATTTTTCTCGCGGCCACAGCGGATGAACCAGGGTTCATCGTGGCGCGAAAACAAACGTTTCTGATTGCACTGCGGGCAGGTGCCCTTACGCATGTAATGCGTGCCTTTCATGTGCTGAAGGCCGTAATCAGACTCCAGGCGCTGAAGCACGTCAGCGCGGATCTTGTCTTCCATGGGCTTGCGAATCACTGCACATGCTCCGCAGCCGTAACAACGAGCTGTTTTTTCAGCTCGCTGCGCGTCTTGCAGATGCCTGCCAGGTAGGGCAAGTCCTCAAGCACCTTCGGCGCTCGCTGACCACTTGGCACATTCCGGTAGCGGTCGGAGTACCAAATATCAGCCATGGTGACTTCGTACTGACTGGTCAACCACAACAGGTAGTGCTGCGCCTGTTGTTCGTCCAGCTCCAGTTTTATGGTGATTTTGCTCATTTCGGCCACCAGTAAGTTGCAAATTACCCCTACCCACGTGGTGCGGGCATCAAACAGGGAGGGTTTTGGATTAGTGCGGGAGGTTGCGAGTCAGCAGCAGGCGTGTGGGGAGCAAGCGTGCTGAAACGGGATGTCGCTGTTGGGTGCAGTTGTCGAGCAGCAAGATCACCGGGCGGAAAGGGCCGCTGGTGGGATGGATACCCAACCAGGCCACACGCTTGCAGGTCATGCTTTCGAACTCGGCCACCGCCAGTTCAGCGATCCGCTGCACCAGGTGCGTGGGCACTTCAAGCGACTTGGTCAAGTACCGTGTGCAGTTCTCTAAAAGCTGGCTGTCGCCGGCAAGATGCTCGCAACGGTGACGGTACAGATAGGCCACGGCCGCTTGTTGCATCGCGGCACGGTAGTCACTGGCGGGGTTGGTAGTCAGGGTGATGGCGTTCATATAGGTGCGGCCTCCATTTCCAGTTGATCCAGCAAATCGGGTTGATCGGTCTTTGCCGTGAGGTTCTGTCGAGCAAGGAGGCGCACTTTGGTGGGCGCCATGGGCAGAACGGTAAGGGGGCGCTCGATGCCTGATGGGCTCAACTGGTACTCCCAAACCAAAGAGCCGGAAAACGTGGCGCCGCACAGCAGGTTGGTGCATTCCGAATACATTGAGCGGAAGCAAGGCGTCTGCCCCTCGGAGGTACGTATGCGCATCGAGCTGCCGCAGCAGGGACAGACCAGCTTGTAGGTGCTCAATGCTTTGGCCCCCGGCTGTGCAGCAGAATCGTTGCCAGGACTTCGGAGTGACGAGCCGCCATGTAATGGCTGTGAGCGCGCAAGATCGCCTCGGCTTCGTCCCGCTCGATGACGCCGTCGTCCAGTGCCTTCGCAATGATCTGGTCGACCACACCGCGCTTGGCTGCTGCACGCACTGAACGGTTGTAGAGGTCCACGTTGTCCAGTGTTTCAGGCTTGGCAAGGGGGACGAACATGCCGCCGTACATCGCTGCGATGTATTCCGGCAGGTAGGTGGTGCCCATGTCCTGCTCCAACAGATGTATCTGTTCATCGCTCAGGGGGCGACTGCCGGCGTTTTCGTAGATGTGGTTATCGAACTTCTTGAGTTCGTATCCAAGGCGGGCTGCAGCGCATTCCCGGCCACCTTCGTAGTCGTTGATCACTGCGCTCATTACCTGGCGCTTGGTCGCTAGAACTGGGCGTTTCATCTTCTGGTTTCTCCCTGGAGTCATCGCCCCTACAGTCGTTTCATACAGCCGGTGCTGAGTTTTGCTCGGCGCTTTCCGCGAGGATTCCCGGCAATATTTCTTTGCCGATCATCCGAGACAGGTCTCGTAGGATTTGGAACGTCAACCTGCCACGGGGCAGCTTGTTGTTTCCCGCCCAACGCTGAACCACTTGCGTCACTGTGCGCACCTCATAGCCATGGCTTAGGGCGAACTGACGGAAGTTACTGCCACGCTCGATCAGTCGTGCTTGGATCTGGCGTTTTTCCATGGCTTGGCTCATGGTTCGAGTGTTCCTAGTTGGTTAAGATGTACCTGTTTGTTCGCAGTATACGCACCAAAACGGGTGCGTCAATTGGAATTCATGAAAAAATGAGTATAGCCGCTCGCCTGCGCAGCGTTATCGACGACAGAGGCATGTCTATTAAGGAGGCCTCAGAGGTAGTGGGGATCCCATACAGGACGCTCCAAAACTACCTTCTGGGTGAGCGGGAGCCCAACGCGAAGGCCATGGCTGCCATTCGCACTCATTTGGGTATAAGCCTGGATTGGTTGCTGACAGGCGAAGGCTCTATGTGTCTGGGTGTTTCGGCCGAATCATCGGATGCGCGGACCGTTAATCAGCAGGAGGAGGCCATCCTTGAGCTCTTCCGGTCGCTTGGAGAGGCAGGTAAGCGGGAGATACAGAGCGCTGCTGAGGAAAAGAAACGCTTAATGGATGTCGAGCAGCGCCTCAAGGATTTGACTGAAGCCCTTGCCGATACCAAACGGCCAGCATAATCTGTACCCATTAAGAACGGATCGACCAGGCAGGAAGGTAGAAGGTTCGGTCTTGAGGTAGCTGCGGAGATGATGTTGCAAGAGGGCAGCCATCAGCGCTGCCAATCTGACCACAAGGAGAGTGTCCAATGCTTAGCTTGAATAATCATATAACCAGTATTGGTTTATCTGAACGGTCAGTTTGCATATCAAAACTCGCTTCGACATTAAATATCTTCAGCTTCCAACTTAGCGCTCATGCTTTATGGGATTTATCAATCCAATAAAAAACGTTTTTTGTACTTGTGGTTTTGTTCGGGGAGAACATTGTGGCCAAAGCGGAGCTTCTTATAAAGGATTTAAAGTCCAGGGCTGGCATAAATATCGCTCAGGCAATATTAAGAGCGGCTAAGTTGCCAACGGCGAGAAGTTGGACAGAGCTTGAGGCGATTATTATTCAAGCTATAAATAAAAACCCCGCTATATATGATGCCCTCGTCGCAGCCCTGAGAGTTCAGCTAGTCTGTGATATGAAGGCTACATCCTATTTTTCAATTGAACCTGAAAAAAAGCTAGCAGTTAAGGAAGCATTGCTCGCGGCTAAAATTGAAGATACAAGCTTTTCAAAGGCATTTCCTCTGTCTATCCCAGTTGAAGAGTTGCAGAATGATGATGGTGTCCTGAAAGCTATACACTCATTTTCAGATGATTTTGGTGTGGGGGTGATTTTTTCGCGAAAGCGTGTATTTAGCATCTCCGAAGAATACAGTCATGAAAAGTTTACTGACTCCATGCTGGAGCAGTTTCCTAATCATGATAAGATCATTGCGATAAAAAATTATTATCATCAGACGTTTGATGTTGTCTATCTTAATTATGAGTATAGTGTTTTAGAGTTGCGCGCCGATATCACCAGAAGTGACAGTCTTCTGCAAACTGTTAAGCAGCAAGAGAAATCATGTACGGATCTGCGAAACCTAACTCAGTTGTTTTTGCTGAATAGCTTGAAAGAGAAGGTGATAGGTGCACCAAGAAACCTATTTCCTCTGATAAAGAAAATATATACAGATCCATCTGGAGCTATTAAAAAGCTAGGCTTTTCGACCGTCACGGGATCTATTAAGACCGAGACTATGAAGGGTGGAGTGGATTTAAGGCAGGAGCCGTTTCACTTAAATGGTGCCAAGGCGATTAACCATGAAATGACTTTGTATGAAGTGGCAATTATATGGCACCGTATTGATATAGATAGCGTCAATTCAAAGCCTGAATTGTATGTTCCTGGCACGCATATGAATTCAGTTTCACTTGAGCCCCGTTGTGATTTTGCTATACTCAAAGGCATACGATCAAATTGCGACACAAATTTTGTGTTGAAAAAAATGGCGTCTTTCGAGAAATGATTAATATCAACCATTTATACGAAAAAATTCGAGCCGAGACGTCACCTCTCGGGTTGGATGGTTTTTGCTATAAATTGGTTGATTTGGTTTTGAGTTCTCCAACTAATCACCCTGCATACACATATGCGGCACTTACCGATGCTGTTGGTGGGTGTGATATTGAAAGTTTGCAGCGTGCAATAAATTATTTAAAATCTTCTCCCATAAACCTGTTTGTGCAGCAATACCAATATATGGATATTGAGGGCGTGCCCTACGATATAAGTCGAGAAGCTTTGCAGGCTGCGATATTAGATGACGCTTTGTGTCATCCAGAAAACGGATTTCAAGATCGTGATTTTCGTGAGCGTGTTTATGTTCTATACGTCGCCGATAAAACGGTGCTTCAGTTATGAATGTAAGTGATATTTTACAGTTGCCAGACAACAGTTCTGTTAAGACATCTTTTCTTCAGGATGTAGTTACAAACTATGATTCTTTTTGTGACCTTGTAGAAAATAGGGTTTTGGATGTCGCGCTTGAGCTAGAGCGCAATAAGCCTTTGTATCATGAGATGGGTGAGGATCAGCTTACCGGGATTTTCGTTATTTCTTTAAAGATCTCAGGTTTAGATGCGGATCATGATACGTTTAGAAATGGGCATGTGGATTTGCTTGTTAAGAATGGTCGTTATGAATGGATGGGTGAGGCAAAACTAGATAACGGGCCTGCTTATTTAATGGAGGGCTTTCGGCAGTTGTCCGATCGTTATACTGACGGAAATCCTACGAGTAGTAGAGGTGGTTTGTTAATTTACACGCAAAAACAAAATAAGACAGTCTTGATGGATAATTGGCTTGCCCATGTCTCTGGGAATTATGAAGTTCCGGTGGAATGCGTGGAAAGGTGTCAGGAAACTTTATCATCTCGTACCAAGCATACTCATCATGCCACTGGGATAGATTACAAGATTAGGCATATTGCAGTTTCGCTCTACTACAAACCGACGGATAAGAGTGCTAGGAATAGTAAGGCAAAGTAAGTCGTCTAGCGGTCTTACGATTTTGTCAGTCGCTTATATTCTCTTTCGGTTGCGCGCTTTGCAGTTTTTTCACTTGCATATAACCACCGCAACCGCCTCGGCTTCGTCTGATCCCCCGCTGTAACTGTCTTTTCCTTCCCGGTTTTCTGATCGCGGTAGTAAGCGATTATCCCCGTGTAATCACCCTGGTTCTCTTCCGCCAGATCTTCAACGTTGTCCTCCGGCAACTTGCTCTCCAGCTCCAGGCTGACGGTGTAGCCGCCATCCGGGCTCAGATTGTGTTGCACGTTGCCCCCGTACCAGATGATCTCGTCGATTTCCGCTTTAACGCCCTGGAGCGTATAGGTCAGTTCGGGGATCAGATCCGGCCGGCCCATCGCGAGCGTGTAGCTGAGCGTGGCACTGCCGCGTTGCAGGCGTCGAAACTCGGCCCTTGCAGCCCTCAGCGCAGATTGCTGGTCGCTGTAGGTATGGCGCAGGTCTTTAAGGTTCTCGCCACCGCCGGCAATCGCTTCCTGTTTCTTGGCGCTGTGTACGTCGTAGAAATAGGCGCGCACACCGTCGTAGCTGTCGCGATCCGCCTGCAGGTAGCGGTGCTGATCGCCGTCGGCGCGTGTGAGGGTAATGTGGGGCAGGGGAAGCCCACTGGCGGTCTTGCCGCCGCCTGCAGGGATGCACAGCAGGCACCCGGCCTTGACGCTGGCTACCGCGTCGAATTCTTCGCCTAGGCGGGTGATCAGGTTGGCGTCCGATTCGTTGGCTTGGTCAAGCTGCAGGATCGGCAACGCACCGAGCGCGCCAGCCACGGTGGAGGTGAGGTTGTTTCCCATGGCAATATCGCCGATGACTTTGCCCAACGTAGTGTTGCTCCAGCTGCGCTCGCGCTTGGTCTTCAGCCCTTTGCGAAAATCTGCTGACCGAGCGCGGATGCTGAGTACATCCGGCGCGCCGCTGTGCTCTGTCTCGTCGACGGTGTAGGTGCCCTTGTCCACCAGGCCGGTGTCGCTCCAGCCCAACCACAAGCGAAGTACTGCGCCCTTGGGCGGTATCGACAGCATGCCGTCATGGTCGCTCAATGTGATCGTGAGCTGGTCGGCCTCGACGCCACGGTTGTCGGTTAGATCCAAGCTCATCAGCCGCGGACTGACCTTCATGGCGATATCGTTGCCGTCCACCGTGAGACGGAAGGCCGGCACAGGATAGGCGGCATCCCGGACGAAGCGTTCCGCCGTATCCACGAGGTAACCGGTGACTTTGGACAGCGCGGCCTCTATCACAGCAGCCCCCGCAGAATGTTGAGCCCGGTGCTGGTAGCGGCACCGAGCAGGTCGATACGGTCATCATCGGTACGCTTGAGCGTGAGGGTGAACTCAATACGCCGTGGCGTGCCGTCTCTGAAGAACACGGTTTTGGTCTCGCTCAGGCTCTCGATCACCCACAACCCGTAAATCCGACCGGTGCCCTCGACCATCGGCCAGGCCTTGCCGGTGTTCGCCATCAACCGCAAAGCATCCAGGCTAAGCACGCTGCCGGCCAGCTCCGGGAGGATGATGCCGGGGAGGGTAATGGTGTCGTCGCCACGGCCGACAAATTGCAGCGCGGGTGGTGCACCGACGCGACTGTTGCTGGCATGGCGCCAATTGGTTTGGCGCTGCAGCTCTTGGTAAGCGAGGGTCGATAGGCTGAACACGAACATGCCGAGGCTGAGCATCATGGTGATTAATCCCGGTCCGATAACTTGCTGCGCTGACGGGCGCGTTTCTCGTTTTCAATCTTGTTGAGCATGCCGCGCAGGCTTTTCTCCATGGCTTGCATGTCCATGCCAGGCGCAGCAGCGATAGTGATCTGGTAGGTGTCGTGACTGTCGTAAACCGTCGATGTGCCCGCGCTGCTGATCGGTGGGCGATCATCGACAGCCAACGCCGGCATGGCTGTTGCGCTTAGCGCCAGAGTACCGGCGGCTGTCAGTTGTTTGCTCATGCTCGACAAGGCGTTGAGCGGCCCTTTCTGTCCACCCTCTAGGCCTTTTGTCAGCCCTTCCATGGTGAAACCGCCCAGTTCCGCGAACACGCGGGACGGGCTGTGGATGCCTAGCTTTTCCTTGAACCAACCGATGCTGGAGTCACCGATTGAGCTGATAGCGCCCTTCACAGCGCCGAGCCCTGCGGTCAGGCCATTGACCAGACCGTTGACGATCATGCCGCCGAACTCGGTGAATTTCCCCGGCAGATCTACGCCGAAGTAATTCATCACCCCGGCGAACGCCTGGTAGAACAAGCCAAGCGGACTAAAGTTGGTGATCAATTGCAGGATGCCGGCGAGGCCCCGGTCAAAGCTGGCTTTGATGGTGGTCCACACGTTGACTGCGCCGGTTGCGATAGAGCCGATGCTTTGCAGCAGGGTCATGATCATGTTGCCGATGGCCGCGCCAAATCGCTGGCCCATCGACTGTGCTGCACCGCCGACGTCTTCGACCGGTTTCAGCAGGTCGGTGAACCAACCGATCACTCCACTGATGCCGGAGGAGATCATGCTGAACAACGGGCGGACAATGCTGCCAAGCAGGCGCAACGCGAAACCGATAATCGGGATGGAGTAGGCGGCTTTCGCCAGGCTGATCAGCAGCCCGCCGAACTTACCAAACCCGGCAAGGACCGGCAGCAGGGCTTCAGTGAGTCCCTGCCAGAAGCCGAGGAAGAATCCTTTAATCGGCTTCCAGTATTTGTAAATCAGCGCTGCAATGGCGAATAGGCCAGCGACAGCGGCGATCAGCCACCCGACCGGTGTAGCAAGTATGGCTGCGCCTACCGCGCTAATTGCGCCGCCGAGCATTGGCAATACGCTGACCGCAGCAATCCGTGCGGAGCTGACTAGCGTAGGGATAACGCTCATCATGCCGCCAGCGGCACGACTGGCTGTGACCGTCTTCCAGATTCGGCCCATTCGGCCGACCTCGGTACCGGCGCCGGCGGCAGCAATACGGGTGCCGATCAACTGAGCTTTGAAGCTGCCCAAGCGAATGCCAAACAGCGCCATGCCATACCGCAGTACTGCGAAGGGGCCGAGCATGCTTGCCATGGTCAACGCCAAAGTACCGAACACCAGAGCCGCCGCTGCTACGGCGGCGACAACTTTGACCAAGCCCGCGGCCAGCTTCGGATTTTCCCGTGCCCAGGTGCCTACCCTGTTTGCGATTTCACCGGCTGTATTGATCAGGTCTTTCAAGTCGGCGGCAACTGCTGCACCGAATTCAGCCATGGCGTTGGTGAAGCTACCCTCAGCGGCGTCCATGACGTTGGTGAGGGTGCCGAGCTGTTCGTTAACGCGGGTGCGCAGATCGGCCTGGACTCTCAGCTTTTCCTGAATTTCCTGATAGCCGGCCAGCCCCTTGTTCATCATGGTGTTCAAGGTGGTCATTGTTTCAGCGTCGTCGCCAAAGAGCTTACTGATGACGGCTGTACGGTCGGTATCGTTCAGAACCTTCAGCTTTTCGACTTGCGCGTACAGGTTCTCCAGGCCAGCAAAGTTGCCTTTGTCATCCGTGAATTTGAGAGAGACGCCCTTGTTCGCGCCTGCTGCGATGCTGTTGGCTTTATCGACTTTGTCTTGATTCAAACCTGCCTGGAAAATTTTACGAAAAGCGTTACCTGCTGAGCTGCCGTCCATGCTGGCCTGGTCCATCATGATGAGCAGTGGTGCGAGTTCTTTAGCTGCATCAATGCCCGACTTCTTGATGACATCCATGACAGGTGAGATTTTGCTGAAGCCCTGAATCATGTTGCTTGGATCCATACCTGCATAGAAGCCGCGCTGGATGGTGTCCATGAGCCCCATCATGTCTTTTTCAGTGGTCCGCGTGGCGTCCTGCATTTTGGCTGCAAACTCAGCCGCCTGAGTGGCTTCCATCTTCATTTGCACGCCGAGATATGCTGCTGCCTCCCCGGTGCCGCCCAGGATGCTTTGGGCACTGATGCCCTGCCGTCGAAGCATCGTCATCATGTTCTGGAAGTCGGCCGTGGTACCTGGCAGCCGGTCGCCGAGCTTGGTGGCCAGGTCCGTGATCTTCTGGAAGTCGGCGGAAACCTTGCCGGTGTCGTCCATCATCGACACCTTGAGCTGCGTGGCAGAGTCCTCATTCGGTGCAAAGGCTTTGATTGCCGACACCACGGGCCGGCTGGCGGCGTACCCCACGCCAAGCCCGGCGGCACCAGATACAGCAACACTACCGGCCAAACCCTGAGTTTTATCGTAGGTAGCTCGGGCCTTCGCCAGGCTGTCCTGCTTGCGCTTCAACGCATCCAGGTGGTCCATCTGCAATTTCATGGCCTGGGTGGCGGTGTCGATATCGCGCTTGAGCTTCAACTCGTGTGCGCCCAGGGCATTGGTGCTGATGCCGGCGTTTTTAAGCTGCACGCCGAGGTTGCCGAGTTTTACTTGCTGCTGGCCGTACTGCTCGCCCAAGCGTTTCGACTCGGCGGTGTGCTGTTTCAGTAGCGCGAGCTGGTCCTTGAACGGGGTTTCCAGGCGGCGGATCTCGTCGCGCAGACTGGCATGGCCTGCACGACTGGTGCGCAACTGCGCGTTGTTCAGGGTGAACCGGTCAGCCAGGGTCTTTTCCTTGGCTGCGAGCTGGTCCAGTTGCGTTTTGCGCTCCCGCTGGGCGGCTGTGAGGCGCGTGTATTCGTCATGCTGCGCTCGGGTCAGGGCATTGCCCTTCTGCATCACGGCATTGAGCACGGCGATCTGGCTGGCGGATTGGCGGTGTTCGTCGCCCATCAGCCCCAGGGCATTGCGTGTCCCGGTGAGTTCGCGCTTAAGGTCGGTCTGACTGGTTTTGAGCGCGTCAACCTTCTGCCTGGACTTGTCGAACAGCGCCTGGGTCGGCGCGAGCTGCTGCCGGACTTTGGCCGTCTCGCGGGCGAGTTCGCCTACCTTGGTGTTGTTGGCGGCGAGCGCCTCGGATGTCGTGCGGGTTGCGGCCTGCAGTTCACGCCATGCGCCTACGTCGCGTTGCTGGGTGTTGAGTTCTTTCAGGCGGTCACGAGCAGCCTTAAGGGCGCGGGCGGTTTCCTTGCTACCGCCCGTGATTTTGTTCAGCGGACCTGTGGCTTTGTCGATGGCGCTGAGCAGCACCTGAAGTCTCAGATCATTCGCCATCGTTGGAACTCCGCACCCTGGCGCGCTCGCGCCAGTCCATCAGGTCTTGCAGGCCCAACTGATCCATATCAGCAGGTGCCCAGTGGAAAACCACGGCCAGATCGGCCATGGCGTCTTCTATGCGACGAGGGATGCATCCGTCTTCGCCGACTTCTGCAACAAAAAACCAGAGATTTTGCTGCTCAGGGCCAACAGGTCGGCCGGGTCCATGCCGGCGACTTCGATGGCGGTAAGGCTCGGAGAGCTGATGCGCGGCAGTACCTTGATCAAACTGCCGACGTCCATCTGCAGCAGCTCCACCAGGCTCACGCCGCGCAATTCGCCGGAGTTTGGCTTACGCAGGGTGATGCTCTCGATGCTGGTGGTGCCACGACGGATCGGCGTGTCGAGGGTGACGGTGTTGTCGTCGGCCAGCTGCTGCACGTCGGGCTGTTCGGTGGTTTCGTTCTTCATGGGAGTTGCTCCTGGTGATTAAAGTGTGAGTCCTGATCGAGCGTGCGGGATCAGATGCCCATGCCGGTGCGGTGCTTCTCCAGCATGTCCACGCCATTGACCTTCTCGACGAAGTTGAGCAGGTCGATTTCGATGATTTCTTCGCCATCCACGGTCAGCTTGTAGTAGCTGCAGGTGGTGGTCATGGAGTGCTCGGTGTCCTCACCAGGCAGGGCATCACCCATCTCGATGGTCTCGTGGCGACCGCGCACGACGACTTCCACGTTGCTGACTTCGCCCGTGTCGTCTTGCTGGTAAGGGCCAGAGAACCGCAGGGCCACGCTGGAGGCGTTGACCGCGCCGAACTGGCGCAGAGAGATCAGATCGAGGCCACCGGTCTTCCATTCGAACTGGATGCCGTCGTCGGACATGCCCAGGTCAGCTTTGACCGGGCCATTCATGCCGCCGCCGCGATAGGCTTCCATCTTGCGGCCGAGGGAGGGCAGGGTGAGGGACTTCACCAAGCCGAGGTAGCTGTTGCCGTCATTGAACAGGTTGAGGTTTTTGAGCTTGCGAGGCATTGCCATGGCGGTGTTCTCCGGGATACGTGTTCAGGGTGAACTCCCCTCGCGGGGAGGCCCGGTTTAGCTGTTGATGCCCTTGGCGAAGTCGATCAGGTAACGGTCGGTGATTCGCTGGCGGAAGGTGAGGTCTTCGAGGGGTGGCACGGGGGTGTAGTCGTAATCCACCCAGAGCTTGCCGGCCTTGAGGGTGTCTTTGGTGTTGATGTCGTCCGGGTACCAGCAGCTGCCGCCGATCAGGTAGCCCTGGGACTTCAACTCGCGCATCTTGGCGTTCACGCCTTCGACTAGGTCGCGTACCAGGGAGGCGTGCATCGGGCGGTCGATGGCCCACATGTGCGCTTCGGCCATGGTGTCCGCGAGGATCTGCGCGGTGCGGGTGTAGTTTTCGAAGGCGAACAACGGATCATCGCTGCAGGTGCGGCTACCCCAGAAGCGGAAGCCGTTGGCGTTGATCAGGGTGGTGACGTCGTTGCTGTTGAGGTAGTTGGCGTCGGTGGCCGGGTTCTGCAGATCCCAGAACACGTCAGCGCTGATGCCGGTGACGCCGCTTACGGCCACGTTGGACAGGGTTTTGTGCCAACCTGTCTCCTGATCGATCTTGGCGCGCAGGCCCAGCGCACGGGCCACTGCCGAGGCGGTGGTGGTCTTGTTGGCGACGGTGTCCCAGTTCTGGAAGTCCGGCCAAATCACCATCATTTCGCGGGCGCCGAAGTTCGCGCGGTAAGCGACCACCTCTTCCTTGGTTTTGCAGCCCCAGGCGCTGACGTAAGCAAAGGCGCGAAGGTCTTTGGCAATGGCTCCGAGGGCGGTGGCCACCTGCAAATTGTCCAGGCCAGGCACGCCGAGAATGCGTGGCGCCATACCCACGCGGGACTTGGCGGCGAGCAGCGCTTTCATACCGGTGTATTGGCCGTTGGGTGTGGTGCCCCCGATCAGGGCACTAGTGGTGGCCGCTTCGTCGGCGCCTTCCTTGACTCGCACCACGATGACGTAGGGTTTGGTCTGGTCGGCGATACCTTGCAGGCTCGCGGCCAGGGTGCCCTTTACGCCGGCTTTGCCCACGGCGGTCTGCACGTTGGTGAGCAGGACGGGCGTGTCCAGGGGGAAAACGAGAGGGTCCGCATCTTCAGCCGTGCAAACCATGCCGATAACTGCGGTGGGAATAGTGCGAATGGGGCGGGTGCCGTCGTTGAGTTCGATGACCCGCACGCCGTGGAGATAATCGGCCATGGGTTATGCCTGCGCTGTGATGGAATGACAGTGCAGAGGTTGCCGCGCGCGCGCCGGCTGGGCGAGCGCGGCACCTTGTAGGGAGGGCGCTTACAGGGGCGGAAAATGGTTAGCGGATTTGGTCGGCGATCCAGACTGGGGGAACTGGTCGAGCCTCTTTGTCTGGAAAAAGCTTTATGGCCGGCCAATCGCGCAACGCCTGGACATAGTCCAACAGCTCGCCGGATTGTTCTGTAGTCAGTGTTGTGGGACGTGCCGAGTCCACCTCATCACGGTGACGCTCACGCAACCATTTCACGCTTTCGATTTCGGCTTCACGCCATGCCCTCTCCGGGATCGCTGGATCAACCGTGAAAGCGGGCTCAGGCTTTCCGCCATCAGCCAACCACTCTTCAAAGTCAAGCCAATATCGGTGGCCCTTTGGAACCGTTGCGCCATCTGATAGCCGGAGCACAGTATTGGGATCATTGGTGAGTTGGTACGCCATGTCGACTCCTAAAGTTCAGCGTCAGCTGTTGCATGGATGTAATAGGTTTGAGCAGGAACTCCAACATCGCTGTTATCGACAGATACGGTCCGTGTTCCAATGATCAGTGCCCTTGCATTAGCGCTTGAAATTGCATTGCTGCCTGATCGCCATTGACCGTTAGTGCCATCCCCCATCGGCCGATAGAGGCGCACGCTTGGAACAGCGCGCTTTTCAACCTTGAATTGCCACGCAGCCACCGGCTGACTAGACGAGTTCGTCTGTCCTTGATAAACAACGCTGATTAATGCCCCTGATACATCAACCCCATCGATAGGGGTAATGTTTTGTGAAAACGTTTTTTCAAAGTATCGCTGACACATTGCCAGCTCTTGCTGGAGGGGACGCTTTTCAAATTCGGTAGCAACTGAGCCTGCTTCTAACTGCGCAGAGGCCAGCACAATGGTGTGTGCAGCAGATACCTTAGAAACAATAATTAGCTCGATGTAATCATTGTTATTGTAACCCTTGGTCTTTCCAAGTATGGAGCTAACATTGAAAGTTACTGTATGTTTTTTGTAGTCCCGAGTTACTTCTATATCTTGGAAGTGATCAACATCGAGCGATACGTTACCACCTGTACCAAATGTTTGACGCAGAATAATTGTGCACGTTTGTTCGACTGTGGAGTTCAGATAGAAAGACGCCGTCAATGTCTGACCGGCGCCGGTCTCAACACCTTCAATTCGTTGTCGAATATTTGAGCCGGCCGACCCGGCTGTAAAGCTGGCACTCAGCGCCCATTTCGCGCCATTAAAGCCCTTACCTAATGTGAACGGTGTCTTATCCCATTGCGCGGTAACGCCCGCAGGTACGAAAACCATCCAACGATCAGCCGTATAAAGGGCGTTAGCGACAGTAACCGCACCGCTACTACCACGCTGCCAAATATCCAGATTGCCATTGATCAGCAGATTCTTGCGATATACCTGGCTTGGGAATTGTTGATTCTGACTTTCGATTTGCGCCCTGACTGATTCAGTGTTGGTAACCTTCTTAGAGCGGTCATCAACTGCGGGCGTAGGCACATTCTGCCCACCTGCCCACTGAAAGGTTAGTGTCGTGGTGCCCAGGATGATTGGCCCGTCAGTGGTTAGGTGCCAGAGCGTGTCGCCATTGGTAACACCACGTTCTACGTGGACCAGCAGACCTGGTGTCACCTCGCTACCGATATCAGCATCCGCAGTACGGGTCCAGATTTCGGCGGTGGTGAGGTAAAAGCCATTGTCTTTACCCTGGACCTGATCTTTCACCAACACCCGCGAGCCCACCGGCACTGCTACGCCGTCGATTGTTTGCGCACCCGCCAGCACGATAGGACCGGTAGTCGCGACCAGTACCGACTGTTTCACGTCCTGCTGATTGATCGCATCAGTGATGGAGTCCGTAACGAACTTACGGGTGGCGAGCACCACCGCTGGATCGATCATCAGCACCACGTTTGCCGCGCTGGAGACGATGAAGTTCATGCGCACCACTTGCGTCCGGCCGGAGCCCTGAGACATCAGCGGCTTGTAGCTGGGCGCGCAGTTCGCCACCGCGACCAGGTCGCCGTCACCGTCGTACAACCCAATCTCACGAATCCACCATCCGCCTTCGTCGGCCGGAATGATCTGCTCGGCGATAAGGATGTTGGAATTGGCGGGGTCAATCGAGAGCTTATTCAACGGGCGGCGGCGGCGCTCATTGATCAGCTTCTTCTGGCTGCGATCAGGAATTGGATCGGTACCGTTCGCATCACCCACGCCCATTTCGGTGAGTTTCCAGGGAATGCCCAGCGCGTCCGCGTTGGCCTGTTTAGCTTCACCGACAGCGGTGAGAATCGCAAAGAACTGTGAGTTGGGATCAATCATGGGTAGATGTCCAGTGTGTCGATGGAATGTTCCCGGCCAGCGGCGCCGATGTAGCACGTGAGGTTGATAACCCCTGGTACTGGCGGATAGATATCGAGGGTGTCGATGGTGTGTTCGCGCCCAGGTGCGCCGATTACGCCCGTGGTAACGATGTCGCGGAGGACCGGCGGATATACGTCGATTTCATCGCCGTCATATGTGCTGGCGAAAATGTTTATGCCGCCGGTGGTTTCGAGGCTAATGGCCAGGCCGGTCAGGTGGCGCGTGACGGGCCTGGCGTCGTCAATGAGCCAGGTCAGCTCCTCGTACATTTCCTCAGTGATGCCGGTTTCCAGTACGCCCACCTTGATGGCAAACGTACCCGGTACGCCGTTCGGTGTGGTTTGCCACCACTCCAGCACCTCGATCAAGTAACCGAGCGGCTCCACGACGCGGCGTAGCGCACCGATGGTGCCTTTGCGCGAGTGGATGTAGTGGGATGACCGGATGGCAGCGCGTTTCGCGGCCTCCGTCCACCTACTGTCCCAGCGATCAACCGAGAAAGCCCAAGCCAGATAGGGCAGCAGGTCGACGGGACAGGTGTCCGGGTTGCAGAGCTGTCGCAAAGGAATGGGGACGCGTTGGATCTGCGCGAGCGCCTGTGCCGCCTGGCGCTCAATCGGCGTAGCGTTTCCCGGTAACAGCTGCTGCGCACTCATCACTCAACGCCTCGGCTCAATGTGATACCGGTGCAATACGGCGCCTGAGCCTTGGTTGCAACGATGTCCGCCCAGCCCTCAAGCTCGACCTTGCGCACGCCTTCGACGTGGAGCGCGGCATGTAGGGCCGATTCCGAGACCTCCATGCCCAAGCGGCGCCGTTGATGTACGTAGGCCAGCAAACGTTGCTCAGCAGCAGCCAGGATAGGTTCCGATTCCGGGCCGCTTGACAGCAAATAGAGCTTGGCCTTGACCTGGTAATTCAGAATTTGCGCGCCTTGAACGGTGAGACGGTCGGCCACCGGCCGGCGGTCATCGTCGCTCAGGTAAGCGTTGACGACGGCAAGCAGCTCGGGGGGCGCCGTGCCATCGCCCAACAATGATTGAACCGTGACCACGGCGACGGCAGGCGAGGGGCTTTCGGCGGTGGCGTCGGCCACGCGACCATCCGCGGCCCGGGCGTGGAAGATGTAGCTGTTGCGCGGGCCGGCAGTGCTCAATCCTTCCCAGGCCATTTGCGCACGCTCGCGCAGGCTGTCGTCGCTTTCCATCAAAGTAGGGATCGGCGGCACGGCATTGGCCTTGCCTTGCTGAATCACCAGCCGCTTGACGTTGAAGTTGCCGGCCAGCTGTTCCAGGTCAGTGCCACGCGCGGTGGCGAGCAGGTTGGCAAGCGATGCTTCGTTGACTCGCTGACGCCATACGGTCTCGCGGTAGGTGTTTTCCTGCAGCAGCTTGGTGAGCGGCTCCGACTCTATCTCCAGGCGTGCCGCGATCTGGGCCTGCTCTTCGGCCGGCCAGAGGCTGATCATGTACGCCTTTCGCTCGGCCAGGATCTGTTCGAAGTCGATCTGCTCGACGATCTGAGGCGGCGGCAGCTGGCTGAGGTCGATGGCGGCGAAACTGTTCATACACTGCCTCCCAGCTGCAGCGGCACGCTGAGGCTCAGCGGCTCATTGGTATCCACCACAGTGCCCTCTAGAGCGATCGAGGCCTGGCCCTGCATGTTCGCTCCCGCGAACTGCATACGGCTCAGGCTGATGCGGGTTTCCCAGCGCATAAGGGCCATGACGGTGGCCGCGTAAACGCGCAGACGGTTGACGTCGTTGAAGGGGTGATCCACCAGCTCTGGCACCAGGCTGCCGTATTCGCGGCGCATTACACGCGTGCCAATGCGCGTGGTGAGAATGTCGGTGATCGCCTGACTGATGTGCTCGCGCTCGCTGATGGCGCCGCCGGTATGTCGATTCATGATGGGATGGGCGCCCCGGATTGATCGCCGCCAGCCCTGACGCCGGTGTGCGGGTGTTTGACCAAGCTGACGCCGGCTGCAACCACGTCAATCGACACGTCAACCCGACCGGTGACGGTCTGATTGCCGGTTTGGTTGTAGTCGCCTTTGTGCGTGATGTCGCCGACCAGGTTGATGCCGCCAGTGCTGATCAGGTTGGTGGTGCCGCCGTCGACCAGCGTGGCGTTGAGGTGGTGGGCAACGCTGTCGTATTCGATCACCGTGCCGTCCGAGTAGGTGCGACGGTGCAGGCCGGCGCGGTTACCGTTGGCCGGGATGTGGTCGCTGAACACGCCTGTCACGACGATGCCGTTGGCGAGCTGGCCCGATGGGCTGAGCAGGATCACTTGTTCGCCGACAGTGGGCGGGTCCCAGTCGCGGTCGGCTCCGGCGCGCAATGCGAGCCAGGGAAGCCAGGCCGTGGTCAGTTTTCCGGTTGTCACCTGCACGCGCGGGGGCACCATCTGCACGGCGGCGATGACGCCGAAGCGAATGAGGTTTTCGAGCAGGCGGGCGAGGGCGGCTAAGTCGTTCATGGCGCCGATGGTGGCGCCACGCGTGCACGACTGCAGCTCTGGAGAGTTGTATCGGAGGGAGTTACAAGCTCAAATCAGGTGTTCTGAGTCGGTGGTTTTATTTTCGGTGATCGAGCCGGCCGCGGAGGAATTTTGTCCGCTATAGATTGTGTAGCCTTACCACTGATCACTGTTCGGTGAATGAACTGTTCCAGAGTTGTCAGTAATGTCTTGAACTCATCTCGGTTTGGAGACCAAGCGCGATGAGCTGCTGCACTTCCTGCATCAGTAACTACCTCCAAATTTTTGGACTCTGTTTCACCGATAAAACCTTCATTGAAAAGATGTTTGACCTTTGCCTCCAAAGAAAGTGAGGGGTCAATTTTTAGGATTTCTGTACTGCGATCAAATGCTGTTCTTAGACCAACTGAAGCGAGGATAAATGAAGAATGTTCATACGCCTGATACATTTCATTAAGAATAGAAAATAGCTGAGGGTCGATTGTTGCGATGTTCCAAACCCAGTCGGGCTTCTCAGTTTCTTTTTCTGGTGCAGGGAAGGTTATGTTTGTAGTCGGGTAGCACATAACGTCTTGCTTTGATTCTTTGTCATAGACATAGTCAAAATCCTCAGAGTGCCAGCTTGACTGGTGGAAGAAGACTTCTTCGCAACCGCGGCACTCAGCCAACCGGTAAACAGTATGTCCCCATTGCTCATGCATTCCGTCTGACCAGTCCCAAGGTCGATCCAGTTGGCCGTGAACGACACAGACCCTATCTCCCTTACACCGCGGGCAGTGAGCTTTGAACGTTTTATCCATGCCCGTTATTTCTCCTAGTAGAAGGCTAGCTTTTAATCAGCAAAATTTTGCCTAACCTTTTACTCGCTCCTCAACCTCAATGTAAATGGTACCGAGCTATACCAGCTACGTTGAATGGATGAAGTGCTCAAGCACAGCGTCTCGAATTTGATCCAAGTCCGTGGCTGTAAAACCCAATAATTCACGTTGTTCGTAGCGAACTTCGGGCGCGCCACGCTCCGCGCGGTCTTTCAATCCGAACTGGTGAACCCTGGCGATGTGGGAGATCCGCCCAGTGAAACCAACTGTCACGGCATTGCTATCGCCTCGGGCTTTCATGTACGTCGCGGTACGCAGCTTTTTGAACATCTCAACCTTGCGCCGGATGCGGCCTTGCTTGCCGCGCAAGTCCCGCTTTTTCCGTGGTGCGAACTTGCTGCCATCCGGGTTGTGCTGTGTCAGTACCCGCTTTTGCTGGCTGCGCCGCAGTTCCTGGCCGATGGAGCGGGCAAGTTGATTGCGGGCTGCTGGCTGCAGTTGGTCCAGCAGCCCAGACGCCCAGGTCTCCAGCGCTTCAAGCTTATTTGTCATCTGGAACTATCCATTCGCTGGCGTTGCCTTGGGAACCTGGCACCCAATTCGGATCGAGGTAACCCGCCACTCGCTGCGGCTCGCCGGCATGCTTCACGGTCGTGTTGCCTTGAGCATCGGTGCCTACCACCACCCGCTCTGTCAGGCGCAATGTGAGGCCGAGATCTACCTTGTCTTTATCAAGAATGTCGGCTTCGAACTGAATACCGGTTTGCATTTTTTCGTAGTTTTCGAGCAGCTCCGGTTGGTTGATGCTGATCCACCCCAGCACGGGCAGCATCACGCTGTCAGGGTGCCCCGCGAAGGCGGTAAAGATGATCTGCAGATCGTAGCTGTACTCAAAAGAAAGGGTTGCCGCAGCGGTGCAGCGGACCTTGCCGTTGTCGATGAAGATCAGCAACAGGTCGGGGTTGTGCTGCAGCTCGGCAACGGTGGCCAGCAGGTGAGCGCGGAGGCTCTCAGGTTTGTTCATGGGTTGGCCCGCTGGTGTTTGTAAACCATGTCGACCTGGGCGGCGCAAGCGGCCCAGGCGGCTTCGGCGCGGTCTTCGTCGGTGAGTAGGTCGCCGTTATTGGCTGGGCTTGTCGCCGGCAGCTGGCACGGCACCACGGCCGGACAGCCAGTCACGGTAAGCTGCGGCGCCGGTGAGGGCGGGGCGCTCGCGCAGCCGGCGAGCAGCGTCAGGCAGAGGCTGAATAGCCCAGTTGCGTAGTTCGGCGTTTTCAAGTTTCAGTTCCTCTATGGTTCGTGCGCGCTTTGCCAGGGCCTGGCGCAGTTGGTCCTGCTGGGCGCGCAGAGCGGACTGGCTTTCGCGCTCTTGCTTCAGGGTGGCGGTTAGCGTGGTGGCGGTCGCCAGATTGCGGTCGGCGTCGTCGCGGGCCGTCTTGGCTGCACTCTTTGCCAGGTCTGCTTGGCTTTGGGCGGTGTTAATGCGCTGTTGCTGGCCCCAGATCAGCAGCGCCAGGGCACCGAGCAGGGCAATGCCGTACAGGGCCTGGCGCAGGGTGCTCACGCGCGGTACCAGCCGAGTTTGTTCATAGCTGCGGCATCGAGCTGCTTGATCGGGCCGCGTACGATCACGGCCCTGGCGTTGTTCATCAGCTGGATGCATTCGGCCAGCCGAAGCATGTCGTCTTGTTCGGTCGATTCCGGGACCACCAGCAGATCCCCGTCCCGCACGCGGAGTTTCTTCACTGCTTCGAAGTCAATCATGCCGCCACCCCTTGTCCGCACTCACAGCCAGCGTGCCGTTCATAGGCGCGCTGCAGCTTGGTGTCGTAAAGATTCCGCAGGTAATCCGGCCCGTTGTAGATCCGGGCAAACTCGGCCCATTTGCGGGCTTTCAGCGCCTTGTGCAGCACCGGGTCGGTTTCAATGAAGCGCGTGAAAGCGTCGAACTGCTGCGATTCGCCGGCACTCATTGCTGCCACGAAGTCGTGCACGCTCGCGTAGCCAAGGCGCTCCCAGTGACATCCCATGATCTGGAAAGCGCCCCAGGATGCGGATTCAAGTGCGGCTGTGTCGTCGATCAGGCGGGCCATGGCCAGGCGTTGGTGCTCGGCGGTACCGCCGATATAACCACCGGCCTTCGGGTTGACCAGGGCGGGGTTGGTCGCGGCGAGTTCGTCGGCATGGCGCTTGATCTCTGCGGGGTCATCGCCCGTGTGTCGAACCTTGGCAAGCTGGCGGTACATAACGTGCCGTTCGAACAGGATGACCGGCTTGCCATTGTCGAGGAAGCCTTTGCCCTTGGACTCGACCTCGTTGACCGCGTAGATGCTTGCCAGCGGCACGTCCAGGCGTTCGGCTGCGACGACGAGGTCGCTGTTGCGAAGCAACTGGGCGCAGTCACCGCCGGCCAGGCTGGCCTGGGTCTTGGTGCCGGCGACGCCATCGGCTACCAGACCAACTTTCACCTGGTACGCACGGACGGCCGTCTCTGTAGCGTCACCATAGTGGCCGTCGGGCACCAGTTTGGCGCCGTTTCTGTTGAGGTTCTTTTGCAGGATAAGCACCGCCTGCGAGCGGTCGCCATGGCGAAGGGTGGTGGTCATGCGCTGGGCCTCAGCAGGGCGGCGACGTTGCCGCGTGAACGGAAAATCAGGGTGCAGAGCAATACGATGGAGACGGCTTGCCAGAGGCTGGTGGGCTGGCGGTACAGCAGAATTTCCAGACCGCAGATGCACAGCGCGGAGCCGAACAGGCTGGCGAGTAGTGAGATGCTGCGCCGGTACCGGGATGCGCCTCGGGTGTAGCAGGCCAACCGGAAGGCGCTCAGCAAGTAGGCGATTGCCGTGATCAGTTGCACGGCCAGTTCGATGTTTGGCATGTCAGCTGCCCCCTCGGATACGACGCCAGATGTCCCAGATGTCCGCTTTTTCCACCCACACCATCAGCTTGATGCTGATCGGGATGACCACCAAGGCGCAGACAAATGCACCGCCGCCGCTGGTGATGAACGGGAGGGCTTGCAGGGCCATCGGCGCGAACAGATAGCCCACGCCGGCCGACAGAAACAGCGAGCCCAGCCGCTGCCAGACCTTGAGGTCATGCTTGGTGCTGGTCACCAGCCATGCGCCGAGGATTGCGCCAAACAGCGCCTCGCCGTCGATAATCGGCGTCACGGTTGCCAGGCCCAGGCCCATAAGCAGGCCGGTCACGGCGCTGGAAGTCGGATCAGCCATGGTGTGGGTTTCCTTGGTTGCAGGGAGTCAGTCCCATAGGTTCACCATCTGCCGCTGGGGCGCGCTGGTTTGGGCTTCGGGCATGTTGACGGGGAGGCCGTGCGGCAAGATGGGGCCGTGATCAGCCAAGCCGGGATTCGCCTGTAGCACCGCTTCGGTGACGCCCGCGGTTCGGCCGTAATACCGCCAACACAGCGCGTCGACGGTTTCGTTTTGATTGGCGCGGATGGTGGCGGGCATCAGATCAGCTCCACGGTGGTGCGGTTTTTTCCGAGAAAATCACGGACTGCCCAGCGCAGGTCGCGGCGGTAGTCGTCGATGGTGGGTGCAGTCTCTTCGGTCTTGGCATTGCCGGAGTTGGTGGCGCTGTAGTCGCGGTAACGCTCGCACACCTCGGCACCGGTAGCGGCTTCGATGGCGCGACGGTAGAGATGAGCCTGTACCGACACACCTTTGATGCGATCACCAGGGACGTCGGCCAGCGTCGCGTAGCCAGCGGCTTGCTGAGTCGCTCGCCAGTCACTTAACTCGCGATTGAGGTCGATGGCGGCAGAGATCACGGCGGTTTCCAAGCGGGCCGGGGTGACGCTGGCGTCGATGCGCAGGGTGGCGCGCAGGTTGTCCAGGTCAATCGACGGCCAGAACGGGTCGGTGTTGATATGCCCACCGATAACTGGGCCGCTGGCTACAAATGCGCTCATGACTGCACTCGAAAATAGATCGCCGGTGGTCGGGGCTTCACGTTCAGGAGGAGCGGCCTGGCCAATCCGCCCCGAGCCGGCGGGGTGCGTGGGGACGCTCAGTTAGCTGCTGGAGCAGCGTATTTTTTGAGGAGACGCTCGACGCGCTCCAAATCCTTTTTGCCGCCGCAGTTGCTGTGCAGGTCGATGGCTTTGCTCAGATGAGCCTTTGCCAGTACCAGAAAACCAACGTCTGTTTGCGTGAGGTTTTCGTTTGGAACCTTTGCAGCGTTTTCCTTACCGATTGCCAGGTGCAGCTTGGCGCGGGCTTGGTCGGGCATGTCTTGTTCGGCGGTGATACGGGCGGCTTGTTCTAGAATCCACAACGGGAAGCCTTCGCCAGCTTTCTGCGCTTTGAGCGCGGCCTCGGCGATTTCCTCGGCGATCAAGGTGCCCGTTGTGCGTTCGAAGCGGTCCGGCATTTTCAAACCGTGCTTGATGACGTATTCGGCGATTTGCAGTGCACCGGGATACCCGCCGGCATCTATGCACCAGAGCATGATGGTGGTGAGTACTTCATCTTGGGCACCGTTGCCGGCGTCCAGCACGCCTTGCACATAGGGCTCGTACTCGGGGATCAGCAACGCCTTGAGTTCGGCTTTGCCCTGGTTGGACTGCACCTGCTTGAGACGTGCGCGGTGTTGGGCCAGTTGGGCAAGTTGATGCTCGTACGCAGTGGCGCCTTCCATTGAAGTGGCCGGCGCAGTTGCAGCGGCCTCAATGGCTGCGCGTTTGCGCAGCTGGTTGCGTTGGGCTGGTGTCTGGTGCATGGCGCGCCTCTTAAGCCTCAGTCTGTTCTGGAGACCCAGCTGGCTCTGGAGCCTCAGTCTGTTCTGGAGACCCAACTGGCTCTGGAGCCTCTGTCGGTACTGGGTAGCTGACGGCTGTGATGCCCTCCACAAGGGCGACCAGGCCGAAGTCTTCGATGACGTAGGCTTCGTTCGACGACTGGTAGTCGGCGATGCGATCCAGCTCGGGTTCGTCTTTCAGGTGACGGCGACGGGCACCGTTTTGGTAGTAAATCGACAGGTTGCTGAGGGTGGTGATCAGCACGGTGTTGTCCGGGAAGAACGGAGCGTCGACCACTGGCAGGCCACCCAAGCGGGCTCGGCTGACGATCTCTTGAGCCGCGTTCTCTTCCTGGTTGGAGTCCGCCCCCTTTTCCACGGCTGCGAGCAATTTGCTGTGCATTAGGTTGCGGGAAACCATAACGCGCAGGTCCGGGCGGTTGCGGTGCCATGGGTCGAGCATCTGGATGGCGTCGAACACCAGACCGTCGAGGTTGGCGTAATCACCCTCGAATACAGTGTCGACGCCCGCAACCTTGATGACTTTGCGTGGGCCGATGGTGGCAGCGTCAAGCACGCGGTCACCTGCGCTCACGCGGATCTTTTCCAGCCAACCGATGTTGACGTCTTGCAACAGAGGGTTGGCCGCACGGTTGGTGGTCGCAGCGGCGCTGGTGCCGTTGAAACCGATCATGATGCGGTCCAGGGCCTGGCGCAGGATGATCGCGTTGCTCAGCTTGACTTGGAAGTCAGGGAACTTAGCCCAGGCATCCAGCAGGGCATAGGGAAACGCGCTGTCGAAGTTCGTCTGCTTGCAGACGTAGCTGTCTTTGCTCAGCGTGCTACGGCTCAGCGGGCTGCGGCGGGTGCCACCGGAAGTATCAGTGCGGCTTGCAACCGGACCATTGACCCCCAGCAGCAGGGCCTCGCCTGACTGCTCGTCGACGCCAATGATGTTGATCTGTTTCAGGAAACCATCAGACTCCTGCACCGCAACTTCCAGTTTTTGCTGGATGCTCGGGTCAACGCTGAATTTTTCGTGGGCACTGGCTACGCCATTGAGCAGGGCGATCTGCACGGCCAGGGCGGCGAAGGCGAAGCGTGTTTCTTTACGCATGGGGGTGTTCTCCGGTGAATAGGCTTGTCGGTGTTGGCCGTGGATCAGTAAGCAGTCAGTACGGTGCCGTCGCCGCCAGTGCTGAGTGGTCGCTGTTGTTGGCTGAGGTCAGCGGTTTGGCCGAGCTTGGTTTTGAGCGTTTTCAGCTCGGTATCCAGTCCGGTGAACTGCTTTTTAAGGTCCGCCAGCGCTGTACTTGAGGCTTCGGCTTGCTCAGCCTGCTGGGTGGCGAGGGTTACCAGGCTTTCCAACGCTTCACCGATATCGGAGAAAGTGTTGGCGTCCTTGCCTTCCTTGTCCTTGCTCAGTTTGATGAACTCACCGAGCTTGGCCTTGATCGCTGCAAAAGCACTGGGCTGGTCGGTGACTTCTTCGAATTCAAGTTCGGCTTCTTCAGCGGCGCTGAACAGGTTGTCTTTGTCCTGTTTGCGACCGGCCAAGGTGCCGTGGATGGCACTGAAACTCAGAGCTTCCGTGCCCAGGCTGGCCGGGGTGTCGGTGATGGCGAGGCCGACCAGGTAGGCCTTGCCGCTGTCGGCAAACTTCGGCTGGATCTCGACCGAGGTGTAAACCTTCTGGCCTTTCTTGTTCAGGGCCAGTAATGCGTCGTTGGGTTCAAGTTGGGCGAATAGAGCCAGTTTCTTGATGCCGGCGATTTCGACCTCTTCCGCCTTGAGCGCCACGACGTCGCCATACGCGCCGAACTCGCCGCCGGGCCAGTAGCCCTTGATGTGCTCGCAGTTGATGCGAGCGCCATAGGTATTGGTGCTGTACTGGGAGGCCATATCGGCAATCCAGCTCTTTTCGATAATGCGGCCATCGGTGGTCGCGCCTTCAACGGCAATGCGAGTCCACTTGGAGCGGAATTTCTGTTTGGTGCTGCTAGCCATGGGGAGTCCTCAGTGCGATGGCGGCGAACTGCCGTTGCGATGTGGGCATGGTCGGTAGCTGCGGCCTCGCGGGCAACGAGCCGCACTTGTAGAGCGAGCCCCTACAGGGAGCGGAGCGGGTGTACCACGCGCGCGGGAGGCAGCATCTGCGCCATGAATGCTCTCGCTGAAATTCCCGTCCGTGATAACCGTCGCCAGGCAAAGTTTTTGTACTGGACCGGTTGGCGCATCACTGAAATTGCCGACTATCTGGATGAAAAAGAGAAGACCGTCCACAGCTGGAAGGCCCGTGACGATTGGGATAGGGCAGATAACGTCGAGCGTATCGGCGGAGCGTTGGAAGCGCGGTTGGTGCAGTTGATCCTGAAGGACGGCAAGACCAGCGGCGACTTCAAAGAAATTGACCTGCTCCACCGGCAGTTGGAGCGCCAGGCCCGTATTGAGCGGTTCCAAGGCGGCGGTACCGAGTCGGAGCTAAACCCGAAACTGAATGACCGCAACAGCGGGCCGAAGAAAAAGCCGAGCCGCAATGAGTTCAGCGAGGAGCATATCGAGCTGCTCACTCAGGCGTTTGTCGATGGGTGCTTCGGCTATCAGTTGGATTGGTACAAGGCGGGTAATCAGCGCACCAGGGCAATCCTGAAAAGCCGGCAGATCGGGGCGACTTTCTACTTCGCTCGGGAGGCGTTGATTGATGCCCTGACCACGGGCCGTAACCAGATTTTCCTGTCGGCGTCGAAGAATCAGGCTCACATTTTCAAGTCGTATATTCAGTCTTTTGCCAGGGAAGTCGTCGGCGTTGAGCTGACTGGCGATCCCATCACGCTGGCGAATGGCGCCGAGCTGCACTTCCTGGGCACCAATGCTCGCACCGCCCAGGGCTACCACGGCAATTTCTACTTCGACGAATTTTTCTGGACGTTCAAGTTCAAGGAACTGAACAAAGTCGCCTCGGGTATGGCGATGCAAAAGCAATACCGCCGTACCTACTTCAGCACGCCGTCGAGCATGGCTCACGAGGCATATACGTTCTGGACGGGTGAGCGATTCAACAAGGGCAAACCCGCTGCCAACCGTATTTCAGTCGATGTTTCCCACGATGCCCTGCACCAGGGGCGGTTGTGCGAGGACAAGGTGTGGCGGCAGATCGTCACGATTCTGGACGCTGAGCAGCGCGGCTGTGATCTGTTCGACCTTGAAGAACTGCGCCAGGAGTATGACGCCGAGGCCTTCCAGAACCTGCTGATGTGCCAGTTTGTGGACGACGGGGCGAGCATCTTTCCTCTGTCGATGTTGCAGTCGTGCATGGTGGACAGCTGGGTTAACTGGGCCGAGGACTACAAACCATTGGCGCCGCGCCCGCTTGCAGACCGCCAGGTGTGGTTGGGCTATGACCCGGCCGAAACGGGCGACAGCTCTGGTCTGGTGGTCGTAGCGCCGCCGATGGTGCCGGGCGGTAAGTTCCGGGTCATTGAGCGGCACCAGTTCCGGGGCATGGATTTCGCGGCGCAGGCTGAGTCCATCCGCATGGTGACCCAGCGCTATTGGGTGACCTATATCGGCATCGACGTAACAGGCATGGGTTCGGGCGTGGCGCAGCTGGTGCGGCAGTTCTTCCCCGGACTGACGACGTTCAGCTATTCGCCAGAGGTGAAGTCGCGCCTGGTTATGAAAGCCTATGACGTGATCAACAAAGGTCGACTGGAGTTCGACGCCGGCTGGACGGACTTCGCGCAATCACTGATGGCGATCCGTAAAACCATCACCGCCAGCGGCCGGCAGTTTACCTATACCGCTGGACGTAGCGAATCAACCGGCCACGCCGACCTGGCCTGGGCACTTTTCCATGCACTACACCACGAACCGCTCGAAGGGCAGACCGCTGCCAATACCGGGCGGATGGAGCTTTTTTGATGAGTACAAACAATGAGGTGGCTGTTGCCACGGAACAGGCCGTGAGTGAGCACAAGTCGGTGGCGTTCACGTTCGGCGAGCCGGAGTCGGTGTTATCGGCCAGGGAGATATTCGACTCGTTGGAGTGTTGGTTTAACGGGCGTTGGTATGAGCCGCCGTTGTCGCTGGATGGACTGGCCCGGTCGGTTAAGGCCAGCGTTCATCTCGACTCGGGGTTGCGGTTCAAGCGCAACCAACTGACCCGCACGTTCATACCGCACAAGCTGCTGAGCCGGCAGGCGTTTGACCAGTACGCACAGGACTACTTGGCACTCGGCAATGGTTATATCGAGGCGCGGCGATCATTGCTGGGCACGCCTGTGGCTCTCAAGCCCTCGCTGGCGAAGTACATGCGGGTAGGCAAGGACGAGCGATTTTTTCAAGTGCATGGCTGGAAGCATGAACACGAATTTGACCAGGGCAGCATTTTTCATTTGCGTGAGCTGGATCTACACCAAGAAATTTACGGGTTGCCGGAATGGCTCTGCGCGCTGCAGTCGGCGTTGTTGAATCAGTCAGCGACGTTATTTCGCCGCAAGTATTACGAGAACGGTAGTCACGCTGGTTTCATCCTGTACATGACGGACGCGGCGCAAAACGAGTCCGACATCGAGGACTTACGCGTCGCGCTGAAAAACTCCAAAGGCCCAGGCAATTTTCGCAACTTGTTCGTGTACGCGCCGAACGGGAAGAAGGAAGGCATCCAACTGATCCCGGTGAGCGAGGTGTCGGCTAAAGACGAGTTCAACTCGATCAAGGATCAGACTGAGGGCGATGTGCTGGCTGCGTTGCGGGTTTATCCCCAACTGATGGGCATCGTGCCGAAAAATGCGGGGGGCTTCGGCTCGCCGAAGGAAGCGGGGGAGGTCTGGGCTACCCTGGAACTGGAGCCTATCCAGACGCGGCTGGCCCTGCTGAATGATTGGATCGGTGAGGAGGTGGTGAGGTTCAAACAGTTTGAGATTGTGGTGGGAGAGAAAGCCCCCGCTTGATATCCACAGACGCAAACTCAGCACAGCAAAAAGCCGCTTTTCAGCGGCTTTTTTCTTTGATGCGTTTGTATGGTCGTGTCAGTCAGCTTCTACTTCTAACTCAACGGAGACGAGCAGCTCGGCAGGCAAGGCTACTTTTGAGATCAGCGCCAAATGGTACTCTTGCGCATCATCCTCAGCCCAAAGCCGGTCCTCAAGGTTGTTTAATTCCTCTTGGGTCTTGATAGCTTCAAGATCCGCTGTGAGCATTTGATAGTAGTAAACATGCAAACCAAGAGCTAAAGCATTGGACATCTGACGCTGCCAGAAGAACTTACCTTCACCCGTTTGCTGATTGTCTGACAAAATCACATCGTATCGATCAAGGATGTAATTGAAGAATACCTTCTGAGCTACGTCTCTCAGAACTGCCGCATGCTGAGCGTCAGGTGAGCGCCAGACAAGATTCTGTGTTGCCGGTCGGCAATTCAGATCGACAATGTTGGAAATGGCTACGCGGTTGTAGTAAACCACGGCCTTGACCACGTCGTTGATCAAGGCAATCTCGAACTCATCGCTAGACGGCCGTACACGATGATCCACCCGGAGCAGGCGATAGCCAGGCGCCAGAATACACTGAGCGTCTGCGCTGATATCGGTGGTGCGTTCAGCATTCGTAAGCAAATCGTATAGATGCGAGTTTTCGACCGACCGCATCAGATGTGCGAACGTTTTACGAATCTCGGTGTGTTGAACGATTAGCTTAGGCATAGCTACCAACGAAAAATGAAGGTTTTTCTGTTCGATCAAGCTAACAAAAGACTGCTATTTACACAAGTAAATGCAAGCAAACACGACGAAGTGCAAGCCGAAGCGCCCGTCGAAGCTGTCATTGAAGTCACCGCCGAATGCCCATCCGCAAAGCCCTCCCTAAGAACATCAGAGCAGGTAGCCCTATTTTGGTGCGTTGAATCGTGCCAGTGACGTGCTACACGTCGAACCGGCCTGCTTGCCCTGGCGCGCGCCGTCGTCCCCCCACCTCGCCTGCGGGCTAAATGGGTCGTTTTTTCTGCGCACCTGCGTACCACTCTCGACAGCGTAGGCTGGGGGCTTGCTTGGCGTTTTAGAGAGGGCAGAAAACCTGCGGAATCCTGCGAAGGTGGATGTTTTTAGCAACGCTCATAAGCACGCGCACACAGCTGAATTCAGTAGGTGCCTCGGGAAAAAGGTTAGTTTTTTATTGAGGGGGGTGTTGTGACTTGGAAGGCCCGTGTTTGTTGGGCTTGAGACCTAACTTTGATGGGTTAGGTTGGGTTAGGTCAAAGGTTATTAATTCGTAAGCTGTTGTTTTTAAAGGAATTAATATATTGAATATTTAACGCTAATAAAGGTTAGGAAATAACCAGACCTAACCAAAAAGCTAACCTTGCCAACCATTCGAAAAGCCATAACAAACAAGGCTTTCAAGGCGCTCTGAAAAAAACTAACCCTCCTAACCTCTTTCCCGTGGGTCAACATGAAAACGCGAGAGGTGCCTAGGGCGGGCTGCTTTTGAAGCTGTGTGCGGGATTGCGCAGTACTCACGACCTTTGCGTTCACGCGCCCACACTCGCGCTCACACAGCGTCAGATATTTACGTTTACATGGGATGTTGGAATCGGGGCGATAGGCATTGGCGATCAGTACCATGGCGCAACATCAAGCGTGCCTTCTGACTCGAACGATAAAGTCGCTCACCTGCGCCCGTGTCAGGCAATTCAACTTCCCGAAGGTCTCCAGGTGCTGAACCATTGCTTCATGACTGCCGGGTTGCCGGGCGATCATGCGACGGCAGGTCTTTTCCAGAATCAATCGCGCCATTTGCGGGTTCTCGACCCTCGTCGCATCGAAGGCCAGCGCGATGGCAGTGGCTAGCTCACCCAGATCCCGGTCCTTGCGTTGCAGCGCCCTGAGCGCATTCATCTGCCGTGCGGTGATGGGGAGCGACACGTCTCTCGTCCTTAGCGATCATGCTCAGCCATTATCAAGGGTAATGGTAGACCAGGCTCCTGGGGTCTGGTTTCCGCCAAGCGCAAAAAAGCCCGTCGGAGCGGGCCTTGATGTGGGGGGCCATTGAACATAGGGCGCGTTCTATTCACCCGTCAGCAAATGCCACAATCGACCGAAGCGGGCGGTGTTATAAGACGCGTAAGGGGCAATGGATGAGGCATCCACCCAGTAATGAAAGCTAGCCGTACAAAAATTGAACTCAGCCCCTAGCTCACTGCGTGTGATTGGCATTAAAGCTGATTCTAGAGGCAAACCAAACGCATACCAGTGAAGTGAAGATCTCTAGTATTTCTTTAGGCTGGGTTGATTCCGCGTACTCCGGGCCGCAGGCTTTCTTCAGGTATTGAGAGAGCGGAAGCAACTCCACACTACCTATTTTGAAGTCGATATTGTGACTGAGCTTATTCCGAAGGTTGTTCATATGCTTGATAGCGGGAATGGAGTTGTACTTCTCCGGATAACCATCTGTAGCAAGAAGCGACACTTTCTGCCCAAACGACTGCCTAGAGGAATCCCAGTCCAGCTTGGGGTATTGGGATTTCAGGTACTCATCAAGGTAGTGCTCAATGATGAGGTGGCAGGACAAAAAATAACCAATTAACTCGTAGTTCAAGTTATCGAGGCGCTGCCAAGTGATTTTGCCATCGCGGGTTTCACCGACTAGAGGAGGAAGGCTCATCTTGTTCATAGAAGGACTCAATTTTTGATTCTGCGGCCGGCACCGCTTGGTGCGGGGCTGTTGGGGAACTCGGCATCATGGACTCCGGAGACGCCTTATCAAACTGGCTGAATTGGCGTAAATTAATTTATGGGCGATCCTGCTTCTTCAGCTTGGCTAAGCCTTGTTTGATGTGGCCTGCATTCTCACCAAGCGTTTGAAGGGCGCCACGGACGTTTCCACCAGTCGTCAATTCGCCACGCTCTTCTGTCCATAACACCAGCTCCATTAACGCCGCCTCTAACGCCAGTTGGTTCTCATACATCCTTTCCAGCACATCCGCTAGTGAGTATTCGCTCGCCATCAATATCGCCCTGGTTCCTAAAGCTTGAAGCATAGCATTTTCCAATCCATCACGGATAACGCTGGTGGTTTTGCGCGAGACTGGCAACAATCGACTTGAAGCGATGTTTGCTGAGAGCAGTTAATCGTAATAACCATGTGATTGTCGTCAAAATTTTTACCAGTAACACAGTAACAATCCTCATTTCGGTAGAAACAAAGAGATCCGGCACATTGAGTGGCGGGTTCACTCTGACCTAAATGAAAGCAGTGCGATAAAAACCTAAATTGAGACGCGCTTGATCAACTCATCTCTTATGGCTGACTGAATGCGTAGAAAATTAGGTCCAGCCCTAGAAGCACCAAATACCATCAGCTGTTTACCACTAAACTTTACAGGTCTTTTTTTCGCAGAGAGCTCTCGTAACAATAAAGCAAACAGAGATTTCCCCCGAACGAGCTTGGCATATTCAGCACGCGTTCTAACGTAAAAATCTTCAGGATATTTTTCTCCTTCCTTCAACTCCAAGTCCGCTTCGTAGAAACCAGGTTCACCTAACACCTGTTGAGGATGAGTCCGAAACCTTCCTACGCCCCCCTCAAAATGTCGGAACACAGCTAACGCATACCATCTAATAAAACGATCTAGCCCTGATTCAAATCGGGCTCGTTCTTCAACAGTTAGAATCCCCTCCAGCGCACCGTCCAAATAAAGATCATTTTCAATAGAATATCCATTGGTGGTGATAAGCTTAGTTCCATACCGCCCCTCTTCAGGAGGAGCATGAACCCAAAGATCTTTATCAACTACGAACAAGACCGTTGCTGATATGGGGTTGGCTTGTATTTTTTCATAAAGGCTTAGAACTATGCCTTTATCACCAGCAGGGAGCATGTCCACACCCAAGTCTTTGAGGTTGTCTTCCACGTACCGGTAGAATATTATGTCGTCCTTGCCTTCAACAAGAACAGTGGGCAGCGAAGTCCTTTTCAGAGTCTCGAAAAGTTCCTCGACTGTCGGCCTAGGTTTTTCAGAGCTCATAGTTATTCTCCCTTGTCCCATCCAATAGCGACTTCCTTGTCAGGATATTTTGCGTATATAAAGGGCGAATGCGTTGCGAAGATGAACTGGTTGCTAGACCCCTGTGATTGAAGAATTTGATATAGTTGTCGCTGCCAATCAACATGCAGACTTAATTCCGGCTCATCAATAAATATGACGGCATTTTTGTAAAATGCGTTATAACAGATGAAGCTTAACATCTGTTTTTCGCCTGCGGACAGTACATCGCTGTTTACTGCAGCCGCCGCATCACCGAAATTTAGTCGCTTACCGAAAGAGATGCCAGAATGATTAAAGAGCTTCTCGACGAGAGCTCTCATTGCATCTAGTGGCTGCATTGTCTTAGATCTAAATTCTTCAATCTTTTCGATTTCCGCGCGTGTTTCGGAGAGTAATGCGTCCGCAGCTTGTTGAGCACTTTGCGTGTTTTCGTACTGTCGAATTTTTTGAATAACGCTTCTCGAAACTTTTTCTTGATACGCGTTTACTTCTTCCGAGAAAGAAGCATACCGTTTAAGCAGCAAAGTGATTACATCTTGAGTTGAGATCGCCGAAACAAACAGATGCTCGTTATTGCTCAGTTTTCTAGATAGAGAACTCAACGCTTCATCTATTTCAGATTCTCCTCTTGCAGACGCCCTCGTCCTCACGGGGCCTGAGGAGGACATCGTAAATCCACCCTCTATTCGTCTGAAGGTAGGAAAGAAAATAGAGCTACCTCTTGTAACCAAGATCGCGTTCGCTTTCTCTTCGGCCGCATCCGCAAACGGATTGTCTTCATCCTGTTCATCTTCTATGAGGTAACGATCGCCATCAATCTCCATTTCAACTTTGCACTGCACGTCGCCTAGCCTAATTACCGTACAAATGTATTCAGTCGTGGCGATGGTGAAAGACTTGAAGTTTATCTCGCGGAGAGCATTTAAAATATTTCCGCTCATCACGAACCAAGCCAATTTCATGGCTGTGGTCTTCCCCGAGCCGTTACGCCCTGTAAGGATATTGAGGTCCGGATTAAGCGTATAGCTGCGAACTCCTGGCTTTCCGAACAACCCAACTACCGATATAGATTTAATTTGCAAGCGCTGCACTCCCTTATAGTCTTGCAT